CACTGAAGGAGCAACTAAAGTTGTAAATAGGTCCGGATCATCAGGAACTTCATCAAGATTATCATCCGGGAAGGTAATCATAATTTTTCTATTATCTTCGTATCCATCTGATTCAACAACTCTGTTGTATACCCGATAAATTTGACTATAGAATAAACTATCTGAAGAATCTGGTTCGGTGTTGGTTCTCAATACTTTTACTGCATCTGTTTTTGTAGTTGCAGTTTTACTATCATACACTTTAACGTCAGGGTCAAAATAAAATCTTGTTTCCCGAACACTTTGAAAATAATAATCGCGTCCTCTACTTAATACTGTGTATTCTTGATTAGCAAAACTTAACTTAATAAACCAACTACTATCAAGTCCTGTACCAGAAGTATTTCCTGCATAGGTTAAACTATATGCGCCTGTGCTAATATTTGATTCATCAATGATTGTCCACGACATTGAAGGTATATTGTATCTTAAAGCAAAAGTTTTATAACTTAATATATTATTAATAATACCGGTAATCAGCGTAGAATTCCAGTTTGTAGCGAACACTGGGATTACTAAATTTGGTACTGCACCATTGGGGACAACTACACTTAGTGTAGCAGTACTAGTTAACCCAGGGTTATCATAATAAATGATGCTGGCCCATAGAGTTGTACGCTCGTACTCAGTTCTAGGAGTTCCGGTTTGTAGTTGATTTTGTGCATCAAAGTATTGACCACTTGGCGCTGCAAATCGAACTAGTGCTCCTTGCTGCAAATATGTATAGCTACCACTAGTGAATATTCCTAGGCTGCGACCACTCCCTGCTGAACTTTGTGCCCAGGTCGCGGTTAAAGCAAATCGTGAATTTGCGGTACTGTCGCTATAATATAAATGTCTTGTTGGCACCGATGCTATTAACGGTTTAATTATATTTTGAACAATATAATTAACTTCCGTACTACTGGTAAATTGGAAAGTTTCAGTAACAAGATTCTCATCTTGATAAATTAGACCATCTTCTGCAAATATGTTAGTGCTGGAATATTTTCCTGTAGTGTCAATAACATCCAGGAATCTACTAACTCCGGAACTTGAGCGATTTACTGCTTTTACTTTTAGTATATTGTTAAACGACGTATACGGTAGGACATTATAATCTTCGCCGGTGACCATACGATTTTGTGTATAGTATTGCTGCGGAGCTTTGTTTCTAATATCGTTTAATGTTTCTCGTGCGCTCGCATTAGTAACTGTATATTGCAAACTTGCACGGATAGTTAATTGTTCTGCACGACCAGTTCTTCCTCTGTAAGGAACAACAATGGTTATGTTAGTCATTTCGTTTGGTGTAATTTTATATGTAAGGTTATTGCTAACTCTAAAATACACTCTAAAATTACCAACAGGAATATTAGTAAACGCACCATCACCAAATACTAGATCAATTTGATCATTGGCTCTGCTGTTAATACTGTATAGATTTCTTTCGGCGGTATTATTATAGATAACATTAATACCATTGACGGCTGCAACTTTATTCCATAATGTATCAGGTGCTCCGCTGGAGTTTAAACTAAACAACCAAACGTCGTTATTGTTAATATTATCAAAGTTTATATTAACAATACGATTAGGTAGACTATCAGTGATACTGAAGTCTAAACTTTTCATTTCGCCTTGTTTAAAGTAAAGGAAATACCCAGTGTTGTTTGATCCGTTGCCTTGATTATCGTTACGATATAAAAAGTTAAAAATTCCTAGAGGCTTAGGGGTCTGCTCGTATATGTAAGTTTCGCCTGCTGCAGTAGGGCTCACTATTTCAAAAGGATAACTAACGCCTGCAATGCTTGCTGTAAACGGGTATATTGGACTAATACCGTTGATGATATCAACAGTGTATTCGTCGGTTTTGATGCCGTTTAATGTCTGGCTTGCTCCGGGTTTTCCTACCGCTTGTGCGCTAACTAATGCTGCATTTAACACTCCGGTAAACTGTTCTAACCAATTTTCGTTGGTAGTATCGTTCCAGTTAATATTTAAATTGCTTAAATTTGTGCCTGTGCTATCAAATACAGTTTCCGATGTTGACACACTATTAAATTTCAACAGGCCATTTGACGGAATACTTCTTTTTGGGTTGTAGCTTACTAGTCTGGCTAGTTTTAATATAGAATCTCTACGTTCTGCTGTGTCTAAAAAATTTTCACGAGCATTAAGATCTGTACGAAACGCTAGGCTTTGCCCTAAAAAAGCGATAAGATCAATGAGGGCAATGTACTCTGAACTTTCAGTGAAGTCATTGAAATCCTCAGGATAGTAAGTACGCAAGTATTCAATCATTGACTTGCGTAGTGTTTCAAAATCAAAGCTCTGGAAATCTGCTTCCCTAAAGGTTTGATAAATTTTAGTCCAATCCTGTTGGACTAGTAAACTGGTTTGTCTTGTTGTAATTGCCATAATAATACCTGTTGTTTAATATTTATCCGTATTAAAAACAGGTATTATTATGATACACTTAATGAATTAGTTTGATTATTGAATTCTAAGCGTAGCCTATCGGAGTAATTTCCAGGCAAATAAGTTAGATCAATTTGTATTTGTAAGCCATAATCTAGCTCATCTATTATGACATTATCCACACTAAGACGTGGATCGTAGTTGATTATTCGTTTAATATCATCTACTATGGTAGATTTTACATCTGCAGTCAACGGCTCAAATAACATGTTCCAAATTATACTACCAAAGTTTGGATTCATTAATTTTTCGCCTTTGCGAATACTAAAATGATTTAAGAGATCGCGTTTAACCAAGTCTAGATCTGTCAATCTATACTTTTTACTTTGATCAATTGTACTAAACCCTTTGTATTTTGTTACCATAATAGTATTTACCCATTTTAATATTCATCTGGAGTAACTTTTACATCAGCCCCCAGTGAGACAATAGCGTATTTTCCAGCGTTAAAGTAAGTTTCTGCTCCGCCTGTTCCGTTGTTTCTCCAGTCTTTTGCTGCATTTGCAGGAATAGAAGTAGCAAAATCACTAGCTGAGGATTTTAATTTGTTTATATCGGCTTGTGCTGCTACTTTTTTAGCTTGAGCTTGCAGGTTATTTGCTTCTGGCACCAACGCTTTTTTAACTGAGTCAACTGCTGTTGCTGCAGTGGCGGTTATTGATTGAGCTTTAGATGCTACTGCACTGCCTTGTATCTTGTCAAGATCAAGGCCACTAGCCGGATTCGCACTAACTATACTTTGTGCTGCAGATGTTACACCACTTGATTCAAATGCACTCTGTATAGAGCTTGCTGATGCCCCACTTAACGGATTTAAATTTTCTGATAACGAAGTCGCTAGTCCTAATGATGATGTAACTAAAGAACTAGTTTCACCGCCGGTTAGTAACCCAAGTGCATCTTTGGCACTTGATAGTCCCGGCGTTGCATCTTGAAATTTGTACGAAACAGCTATCATCCCGGCTATAACTTCTTTTTTATCATTTTCTTTAATAGCACCAACTTTAATAAGTGCTTTATATTGATCAACAATATATCGTTCCATTATTCTATCTTGAACGTTTGTGTCGTATATAAAATCAATTTCGGTCTTAATACCATCTTTGCCAGTATACGTTGCTCCGCCCTTGTCAAGATAGCCGTAATTAATTAACGTTTTTTTATGTACAGCATATCTTCCTACTTTTCCCGAACTTACAAAAACCTGATCATTTTGTGTTTCCATATGTGCAATTTGTAGCATAAGCGCACGTACATCATTCTGTAACAACTGCGGAATTTTTGCATTAATCTTAGGAGTTGGCGCCCCAGCTGGTGCATCAGTGGTTGATAAAATGTCACGTGACGCTCCTGCAGTAAATGGTTGATTTTGTGCTTTATCTATTCCACTAGTTGTCTTGGAGGTAATATTAGCGCCACTTGGTAATTTTGATGCTGTGTTACTTGAGATTGGGCTCACCGAAGGTAGACTTACCGACGGTAATCCTTCAGTCAACGAACCAACAATGCTGGTTGCCTGTTGAGCCTGTTGAACAAGTTCTGTGACATTAATTGGCATTTTTATCCTTGCAAAGTTTGTGAGTTTATAGTTCCATCGGCATTTTTTAATGCACCAGTTTGTCTATTCCACGGTTCATGAGTAGGAGCGTAAGGTGCTATGCTTTCAAATTTACCTGTTTCTTGTGACCAACGTTTTGTAGTTTCGTTAAAGTTCACACCTTGCTGTTTATACAGTAACATGTTAGGATTAATGTCTGGAGGTTCGGGTGTGCTAGGAGTAATAGGTACTTTACCTGATGTGTTCAAATAAACTTTATCTCCTTTAAGCCACAATTCCCCAGACGACTTCCACCCACTGACCGTACCAGTACTGGCATTAGTAGCAGAGTTAATCACACACTCATTGAGTGTACGCATATGAAAACTACCAAAATTAAAATTAGTTAAGTTTGATGTTTGCCAGCTGCCCGATATAGATTGTAAATCCATCTTACCACCTGACTTAATACCTACAACACCTGCATTAATATTATAATAATCGTCTGCTTTAATTAACTGTATTTTTGTTTGCGAATGAATAGTTGATCCTGCATACATTTTAAGTGTGTCGCCAGCATGTATATTAACATTACCATCTGCGTGGAAGTTTAAATCAAATTCTGACCGTATATTAACGCTATCACCGCTATAAATGTTAATGTGACCTTTTGGAGTAAGTTCAATCCATGACGTGCCTAAACTGTTTGAGATATACATTACATTTGAACTATCATGCATTAATATTTGATGTCCACCGGAGCTACGTAGTCTGAGTAGTCTGCTGTCGCCGTATACATCACCATCGTCCATAACAAAACTATGCCCACCTTTGCGGAATGGATAATTTTGCAGCTCTTCGATTGTGATACCGTCTTTACCTTTACTAATTTTACTGTTAAGTGCGTCTGACGATAAATCTGCTGTATCTGTGGTAGTACGTCCAGGAGTTGAAATTCCTACTACTTGACTAGGACTTTCTCGTTGACTGCTACTAGTAATTGTGCCTCTGAGGGGGTCTGTTTCTAATCCTTGTTCACAAACAATATTGGCTTGATAGTCAATGATATATCGTGACAAGTTAAGATAGTTAGGATCTTTGTCTCTGCCCGAACTCTCAAGATTAACTTCGTTAGCTGGAAGATATACGTCAGGGCTAGGTATGTTTCTATTTGTACCAAATGAATTACTAACTTGAGTTCGATTAGTAAAGGGTCTGCTTATACCAGGAACCATTGATTGCGTTGGTGTATTTGGTATACAAGCAAACCAATATCCGCGACTTGCATCTCCCATTACAAATGTCACTAACACAAGATTATTAACATCCGGAGGCACTGCCCAGAATCCATATGTTTGTTGTCCGTATCCTTGTGTATTTCCTGGTGATCCTTGCGTACTCCCAAAAAACGGACTTGCATAATTTACCGTATACCAGTTTGCTTCAACTGCTTCTTCGCCTCCCAAGTCCGGTATCCATACTTGTAATCTACCTTGTCTTGATGGGTCGGCATTATTTTTAATAACTCCTATAAAAGGCCCGGAGTCAATTTTAACACCAGGAGTACTTTCTCTACTGGCCCATTTAGGTGCTGCTCCTCCACTACGTTTATCAATTGCCATTTTTTACTATACCTTATTTGATTGCTGCCCGTTTGGACTCATTGATTGCATTTAGTTTATCTCTGTACGGTTGTACAAATTCATCTAATGCTGTTTTTAATGCTGGATCACCTGCATCTGTAGCTATTTTTTCGCTTTGACTAGTCAACGCATTCCAGGCCCTATTGGCTCTAGGAATATATCTATTATATTCTTCTACAGTATTAACATTTTTAAAAATACCAACAAGATTATTGTATGCTTTTATTATATCTTCTTTAAACTTAGTAACATTATCATCGTGGGAATTTTGCTGAGACTCAATTTGAGAATCATTTACATTAGATGGTGCAGCAGCCGATGGTTGCGAAAGTCTAACTGGTGAACCGTCTCCAGGATCAATAACTACTGGATTCACTGCTGGCGAGTTGCCAGCGGCTTTTAATTCGTCTGATGGTGCAACTGCTGGGCTTTGAGCAACCGGTGGCGCAGGCGGTGTTGGTGTGTCAACATTTTGTTTTGCTTGTACAGTGTTGCTTGGTTTTGTAACTGAAACGGATTCACTGGTTTTAGCCTGATCATCAAACATAATATCATTTGGCATCTTGACTAAATCTAATGTTTGTTCAAATTTTCCTTTAGCTATTTCACTTCGTACAGTTAATACTTTGTAAACGCCACTAAATGAACTATTGGTTGTTTTACCGTTAGATAATTTAATTTGTTTATTAGTAATCCCTGTGTTATCGTCAATATCTACTGCGTTTTTAGTAATGAACTGAACATAAATTTGTTCTTGATCAAAAAGTATTTGTCCTGTAGCCTGATTAATAGGTACGATTTCGCCACCGCTGGTTGACCCTTTGATAAATTGTTTGTAATCTGAACTAGAAGGATTATAATAAACATCATCTTGTTTAATGAATCCCGGATCGCCAACAATTTTTAACTTAATGTTCAGCATATCACCGCGACTGCTAGTATAGATACTTTTAACTAGCGACGATACAGCCTGATCGTTAGGATCTTTTCCTCTATTAAAACTATTTGATCCTTGTTGTTCTGATCCAATGGCATTATACTGTACAGGAATATCTTGTGTTCTATTATTATCAGCACCGTCCCTGGCTTGCACAGGATTCAAGAACGGGCTATTAGAAAGATAGTTGCTACCTGATCGGCGTTTATTTTCCTG